ACGACGGCATCGCGGTTAAGACTGTGACCTCAACTTTTCCGCAGGTAATGTTCGTCAACAACACCTACCCGGACTTTGACATTTACATCTACCCGCGCCCGACGCGGCTGCTGGAGTTCCACTTCATCAGCGTTCAGGAGCTGACGCAGCCTGCGAACCTGTCCACGGACATCCTGTTCCCGCCAGGCTACCTGCGAGCGTTTACTTACAACTTGGCCTGCGAGATCGCGCCTGAGTTTGGCGTTGAGCCCAGCCCCCAGGTGCAGCGCATTGCGATGTACAGCAAGCGCAACCTCAAGCGCATCAACAATCCGGACGATGTGATGTCGATGCCGTACTCGCTGATCGCCACGCGGCAGCGGTTCAACGTCTACGCAGGCAATTTCTAGGAGCCATTATGACCACCATCGCCATTTCAGCACTGCCCGTTGCGACAGTCATCAACGCAGCAGACGTTATGCCCATTGTGCAAAGCGGCATCACCAAGCAGCTCACCAAGACGCTGTTGTTTACCAGCCCTACGTTGGTCACGCCAGCACTCGGCACAGTAGCGTCCGGTGTAATAAGCGCCTGCACAAGCACCGGCATGGTTATGGTCGCTCCTGTCATTGGTGCGGCCACGGGCACAAGCCTAGCAGTAACTGGTGCAGTCACTTCATCGGGCACGGCTGGCGTAGGCTACGCCGCAGGTGCGGGCGGTGCTGTCACCCAAGCAACAAGCCGTACCACAGGCGTGACACTAAATAAAACCTCTGGGGCGATAACCCTGTTCAGCGCAGCAGGCACAACAGTCGCGACGACCTTTACCGTGACCAACAGCACCGTTGCGGCAACCGATGTCATCATCCTGAACCAGAAATCAGGCACAGACCTTTATGACTTGATGGTCACAGCAGTAGGTGCTGGAAGTTTTAACATCACATTCCGCACCACGGGTGGCACGACAACCGAGCAGCCTGTTTTCAACTTTGCCGTCATCAAAGGCGTGGCAACGTAATGAAGACGCCGATTTTGGGCAGCACCTATGTGGCTCGCAGCGTCAATGCTGCCGATGCCCGCATGGTCAACTTGTTTCCCGAGATCGTGCCTGAGGGCGGCAAGGAGCCGGCGTTTCTGAACCGCGCTCCGGGGCTAAACCTGCTCAACACCATTGGCACCGGCCCGATCCGTGGCCTGTGGGCCTTCTCGCCGCAGGACGGCACGGGCTTTGTGGTGTCGGGCACCCAGCTCTACAAGATCAACAACAGCTACGCGCCGACGCTCATCGGCACCGTGGCAGGCACTGGCCCGGTCAGCTTGGCCGACAACGGCACGCAGCTCTTCATCGCGGCCAACGGCCCAAGCTACATCTACAACAACACGACCAACGCCTTCGGGCAGATCACCGACCCGGACTTCCCCGGCGCAGTGACCGTAAGTTACTTAGACGGCTACTTTGTCTTCAACGAGCCGAACAGCCAGAAGCTGTGGATCACGGCGCTGCTTGACGGCACGTCGATTGACCCGCTGGAGTTCGCCAGCACCGAAGGCTCGCCCGACGGATTGGTGGCTGTTATATCCAACTTCCGCGAGGTGTGGGCCTTTGGCACCAACTCGATTGAGGTCTGGTCTGACACGGGCGCAACAGACTTCCCGCTCCAGCGCATCCCCGGCGCGTTCAACGAGTTGGGCTGCGCTGCGCCCTACTCGATTGCTAAGATGGACAACAGCCTGTTTTGGCTCGGGCGTGACCGCCGGGGCCAAGGCATGGTCTATCGGGCCAACGGCTACGCCGGCCAGCGCATCAGCACCCATGCCGTTGAGTGGCAGATTCAGCAGTACAGCGATCTGTCGGACGCCATCGCGTACACCTACCAGCAGGACGGCCACAGCTTTTATGTGCTGATCTTCCCAAGCGCCGACACGACTTGGGTCTACGACGCCGCCACCCAAGCCTGGCACGAGCGGGCGGGCTGGAACAACGGCGGGTTCACCCGGCACCGCAGCAATTGCCAGATGGCGTTCAACAACAAGGTGGTCGTCGGCGACTACGAGAACGGCAACATCTACGCCTTTGATCTGGAAGACTACTCGGACAACGGCAGCATCCAGAAGTGGCTGCGGTCGTGGCGAGCGCTGCCCACCGGCCAAAACAACTTAAAGCGCACCGCGCAGCACAGCCTGCAACTCGACATTGAGTCGGGCGTTGGCTTGAACTTGTATCCCGCCTATGATGCGGAAGAGTTAACGGCTGAGAACGGCGACATCTTGATTGCCGAGTACGTGCAAAACGAAATCACTGCCGAAACGGGCGAAGTGCTGACTACCGAGGCAGGCGATGGTTTTGAGCCGCTGGTTGATGCAGCCGCCTACCCCGTGCCGTTTGTGCCGCCCATGATGTTGTCAACCACTGGTTACCCTGCTGCACCCGGCTACAGCCCCGAGGTCATGCTGCGCTGGTCGGACGATGGTGGTCACACATGGTCCAACGAGCACTGGGCGCAGATCGGCAAGATCGGCGAGTACTACCGCCGGGTGTTCTGGCGGCGCATGGGCATGACCCTGAAACTGCGCGACCGCGTTTATGAGCTATCGGGCACCGACCCCGTGAAGATCAGCATCATGGGCGCAGAGTTGATTCTGAGTCCAACGAATGCTTAGCCCAACCACGCCAATTATTACGCCCCCACGGGTGCCGCTAGTTGACCCTCGCACGGGGTTGATCAGCCGGGCTTGGTACTTGTTTTTTCTGTCGCTCAACAACGTAGCGACAGCGGTCATTGACGAGAGTGGGATCACGTTTGCCGCCGAGTCGTTGGTGGCGTCGGTTGAGGCCGAACTGCAAACGCTGGCGCAGTTTGCGGAGACACAGACCCCGGTTGTTGCTTTACCGGCTCCAGACGCGCTGACAGATTGCTGCTCGGGCTTGGAGTCGCAGATCACCGAGTTGCAAAAGCAAGTGCAGGCGTTGGAGTTAGCGCCATCGTTTGATTTTGGCACAATGGCTTTTGAAAACATTGGCATCTCGGGCACCGCTACGTTGGCAAAAATTACCGCTTTAGGTTCAGACGGGTCTTTGACCTTCACCGATGGCATCATTACCGCATACGTGGCACCAACATAAGGAAACATCATGACCGTATCAGTAAAAGTCCTCGTTCCGGCCAAGACCGTCGAGAACACTCAAACCACCCAGTACACAGCGACTGGCGTGACAACCATCATCGACAAGTTCACCGCGACGAACTACAGCGCCAGCGCTGCAACGATCAGCGTCAACCTCGTCACGGCGGCTGGCTCGGCGGGCAATCAGAACTTGATCACCAAGACCAAGACTTTGCAGGCGTCCGAGGTGTACACCTTCCCCGAACTGGTGGGCCAAGTGCTTGGCATCGGCGACTTCATCTCGACAATTGCCGGCACGGCCAGCGCCATTAACATGCGCGTCAGCGGGCGTGAGGTGACCTGATGAAGTTTATTGAGCCTGAAGTGCGGCATCACTTTGGTGGCGGTGTCTACGCCAAGGAGGCGTTCATCCCCGCTGATAAGTGGCTTGTGCAGCATACGCACAAGTTCGACCATCTGTCGGTGCTGGCGCAAGGCTCAATCGAGTTGATCGTTGACGGTCAGAAGTCTGTCGTCCACGCTCCGGCCTGTCTAACGCTTGAGGCCGGCAAACACCACGGCGTGCGCTCTTTGACAAACGTGGTTTGGTACTGTATACACGCGACGGACTGCACTGATGAGGATGAAGTCGATGAGGCGATTATTGCCTCGACGGATTCTGATCAAGTGCGTAAAATTGCTCAATGCTTGAGCGAAGGAGTTTGATATGCCTTGGATGATACCAGCAGCAATTATTGGAAGTTCGTTACTTGGCGCCAGCTCATCTCGCAGCGCGGCCAATACGCAAGCGCAAGCTGCCCGTGAAGCTGGTGACGTGCAACGCGAGATTTTTGAGCGGCAGGTTGAACTAGGCAGACCCTATCGTGAGGCTGGTGAGCAAGCGCTTAACAGGCTGATCCCGCTAGCGACCGAGTACACGCCGTTTGGGACGCAACAGTTCCAAGCTGACCCTGGGTATGCGTTCAGGCTGTCCGAAGGTCAGAAGGCGCTGGAGCGATCCGCTGCGGCTCGTGGTGGTTTGATGTCAGGCGCGACCGGCAAAGCATTGACGCGCTTCGGCCAAGAAATGGGCTCGCAAGAGTATCAGAACGCTTTCAACCGCTACCAAGCCGAGCGCCAGGCGCGGCTTAACCCGCTGCAATCGCTGGCCGGCGTTGGTCAGACCGCAGCGCAGAATCTTGCCGGACAAGCCGGGCAATTCGGCTCCAACATGGCCGATGTGCTAGGCGCCGGCGCGCAGGCTCGCGCATCTGGCTACATGGGTGCAGCCAACGCTATCGGCGGCGGCTTGAACCAGTACATGAACTACAGCCAGAATCAAGCGCAGAATTCGCTGTTGCAGCAGGCGCTTGGGCGAAATCAAGGCTACACAGGCACAGGTGGTTACGGCGCAGGCTACACTGGTGATGTGCCTGGCTACGGCATGGGGTACTAATCATGGCACTTGTCAATCCCAACATCGCAATGTCGTACCGACCCACGGTTGAGTACCAGCCGCGCAATGCGCTGGCCGAGGCGGCGCAGATTCAACAGCTCGTGGGCGGTCAGCGTCAGGCTGAAGTAGCCAACATGCAGCTTGAATCTTTGCGCCGTGAACGAGATACGCTTGGGCAGATTCAAGCCGCAATTGTTGCCAAAGGCGGGCCGCCCGATCTTGAGGCTGCTGCCGATGCAATGATTAGAACCGGAAGACCTGAGTACTTGACTCAGGGTATGGCTATTCGCACAGCCCTTCGCAATCAACGCGAGGCCGAGGCGTATCGCAAGGATTTTGGTTTGGGCGGCGCGCCCGCTGCTGCACCTGCAAACGCAATGACGGCGCCAGCGCCCGCTGTTGCTCCTGTGTTAGAAGGTGAGCTTGTTGCTGCGCCAATTCGCCCATACCCGCCAGCTATACCTATGACTGCGGCTACGCCTGCGCCTGCGCCTGCGGTTGCGCCCGGCCCTGCTGGCGAAACAAGCTTGGCGTATCTTCGGCGCAATTTAGGTACGCCCGCTGGCGCTGCGCCCATCAACGCATTGGCGCCAGCCGCCGCCGCGCCTGTTGCGCCTGTGAACGCAATGGCGGCGCCAGCGGCCGCTGCTGCACCAGACGCCAATGTCCTTCGACTTAAGGCATTGGAAACGCAATACCGCAGAATTGGAAACAACCCCGAACTGGCGGG